GCGGTGCCGACCTCGACCAGCTCCAGCATGTCGTAATTTGTGAGCGTAATACTGGTATCCGTCCGACTAATCGCCTTCGCGAGAAAACCAGTCGGGCAAAACTGACCCTCGCCCACATTATCCAGACCAGTATTGGTTGGCCCGGTCCACATTTCATACGACAAGCTCAAATTGCTAGGCCGGGCCGCTGCGGTTTGCAAATACCCGGCCGTGCTGGCGACTTGCGCCAATTCAGTGGCTGACAGTTGATCAGCCAGATCCCGGTAGCTGACCTCCATCATTTTTCGGGCGGTGATAGTCTTGGCTGCAGAATCTGGGGCCACATACGTGGATGTCTGGATATCGCCATAAACAGTTGCAGGAAGGCCAAATATATCGGTCAGGCACTCCAAAACCAGTTGGCCATCGTTGTTGGAGCCATCGTCAAACGTGACCACCCGGACCACGACATCATTAATCCCCTTTTCAGGGGCGTTAATCCGGATTACAGATCCCGGCGCGACTTTATAGCCGCGCCGGTCCATATTGATCTTGAACTTTTTAACAATGCCGCACTGCGCTTTCAGATCGCGCATCGCGACCCGTTTAGCTAGATCGTAAGTGGGGATTTCCTTATGCTCGACCGTTTTATGGCAGCGGCCAATCGCCTGAATTGAGCCGAGGCTATGCACCCGGATCGGTTTACTTTCTCGCGCAATCGGATCGAAATAGGTAATCACGATTTCATTGATTGCTTCGGCCTGATTGCCAGAATCTTCGACTTCTACGTTGATCAAGCCGGTATCATACGTGAACAGCGGCAAATCACTGGCTACATAATCATCACGAATGAGCTTCAACGTGATCAGCCCGGTAAACCGGTCCACATACTGGCAGGCCCCGATCATATCGATGATCGTTTGCGTGAATTCCTCAATCGATACCGATCTCGACCAGTTCACGCACAGCCCAAATCCTTCTGCATACAATGCATCAGCCGCAGACTTGAAGGCGCTCACATCCAGTTCTGCCGCATCCAGACCCCGCCCCCATTCACTACTAGTTAAGCATTCCCACAGAATATGCGCCGGGTTCTGGGCTTTAATCGCGTTCGAAGCCATCCAGATAATCATCTTTTCCGGATACCACGGATCGCCTTCCCACCCCTGTATATTGCGCCGCGCCCGCATGGCCCACTTTTTTGGGTAGCAGCTATTGCTGCAGATTTGCCCCATGAAAAAAGCGGTCGTTGTGCCTCTGGCGGCGCCAATCAACGCACCACTATTGCCACCCAACATATTAAATACGCCCCCATTGCACTGGGCATTCGGCGCACCCGACATCAGCTGGAAAATCCCTACAACACCACCCTCGCCATCATCACCACCGAACAACTGTGGCATCTTGATATACACGCCAGAATCGACGGGTATATCGCCAGCCCACAGCGATTTGTCATCGACGTGGATCACCAGAACGCATTCAATCGGGCCACGGCATAGCCCCATATATAGCCCAGCGCTATACCGATACCCGACAACCTGCTTTTTCTTTTTGATCGGCTGAGACGAGAAATTCCCGAAGCCGAGAACAAACCAGTCTTCTAGCCACACATCACCGAAGATCACCGCCTGGGGGGTGCCATCTTCAAACTGCGGAAAATCAAAGTCACTCGAGACAGATGCTTTCGCATCCTGACCCTTTCTCTGGCTCGACATGACATAACTGACAATCATGCTGACCACTAAAATCGCGAGCTGAATCCACATAGATTTTCAGGCCCCTATCTAAACTGCATTGACCCATCAAACGGGGATTCACCCGGAATATAGGGATGCCCCCCGTAGTTGGGCATATTATTGAACTTGATATTACAAACCTCCGCGATGCGCGCGCATCCCGGAAATACGTTAATACTCAAGCCAAGACTTAAACCGCTTGTTCCACCCAGTAACTGCAACGTAGATCCAGAGTGCAACTCAATCATGCGTTGGTCCGTCGCGCCCCAGGCATCCACCCATTCGATGTAGCCAGCACTGTAGTAATCCTCGGCCTGCGTAGCTACGGCGAGGGTAGTGATTGATGACCCGTCAAAACTCTGCACAGACGTGCTCACTTTGTAACTAGAGAGCAAAACCCGGCACTGTGAATCCCCGAGGGTATGCGGGCAGGAGCGCATCCAGCACAGCCGCAGGCCATTGCGCGCCATGCTGGCGCTCAGGGACTGGCAGGTGATCTTGCAACGGTCAATCTCTGGCCAGCCAACCTGCTGCACATGCCCCACCCAGCAAATAATCGCTTCACCATCACCCTGATGCAGATCCCGGATCTTCACTGCGATCTCGCGAGTGGGTGTGATCCCAATAAATTTCTGGGCTGGGGCAATATCCCGTGGCGCAGTAATCGCCAGCGCCTCTGCCGAGGTTTCCCCGGTTTGGCGGATGCCATCATCACTGATGGCTACCGATTCCCAGGTATACCCCCCGTAGGCCACATCCACGGACGCACTGGTATACCGCCAGTGCGTGGTGCCATAGCTGAAGTCATACAGGCGGACGGGCTTGCCTGTATCGAGCCCCGTCTCGTATGCATTAAACGTCATCGTCCCGAACCCCTCTAAACACCACCTGACAAGCCGTTAATCCGGCAGAATCGGTGAGGTGCTGGATTTCCACATCGTCCTGATCTGATCGAGCCAGAACCATAAACGACACCCGGAATACCGCCGCCGCAGACGCATCCACCCCTAACGCGGCATTCAGTTCGATCTGTTCCGTATCCTCATCAATCGGGCTGGCTGCCACAATACGGCGATAAAATACTGCACCGTTGCACAACTCAATACGGATATCCCGCCGTCCGTACTGGCCAACGCCAAACCGGTTGTATTCGATGTTCTCTATGGTTAAAACAGTAGCTACCGCCGAGATTGGTGCCGCGATCACCAGATCGGCAGCATGAGTGGGCACCCAAACCGCCTTTTGCCGGCCATTGAGGTAATACAAGATTTGCCGCAAGGCTTGCTGTGCAGCCCGGCCCGCGATCTTCCAGCGGTGGCTTTGCGCCCAAAATGCCTTGCCCGCAGTATCGGTATTAAGCGGCAGCGCCATCCCGTTATCCAGCTCGGCCATCAAGCGCTGATACCCGCCCGTTAAATCTTCGCTTTCCTCCGGCACTAGCTCAAATACCGGAAAATTCCGATAGGTTTTTTCTGGGGCTATGCCCACAAAATCCGCATCCAGAATGCGGAAATGCACCGGTACAGAGCTGGCGATATCGGTAATCCGGGTGGCGGTCGGCTGCTCCATCAATTCAGCAGAAACCACAGGATATAGACCTGTCCCCGCTGGCCATGCTTTCTTCAGCCCCAAGGTAATCTTGATCCCGGACGTGGTGATCGAATCAATCTCGTGCGCTTCATAACGAAACGCAGAATCCCCCCGCAGCATCACCAGCGACCCCACCCGCCATTCCACGCCAGCGGTAACGCATGGGATAAACGTGGCCCCGACAGCCAGGGGTGTGGATGTGTATTGCACATCCGGCCACCACGGCAGCGCAAAAATACGCGAACCCCAGCTATTGAGCATCAGATCCAGCAAGCTCCGCTCCCGCCGAGCGACTTTCAGCGTGGCCTCTAGTTCACGGCGCGGCACAATCCGTTTCTGGCGCCGCTGCTCCACTCCGGTCGGGCTGCGCAGCATTTCCGTGAGCCAGCTCAAGCGCTCCAACATGCCGTCGTCGCCCCAATCGGGAAGGATTGGCCAGGCGACAATTCGCTCGGCTGTTACCGTTAAAGCGCCAGAGCCTTGATCAAACGCCCAGACAATCTCGACATCCACAGAGACCGAATCTCCGGTCAACCCGACCGTGATTTCCCAGGGTTTTTCCTGCAGCGTATTCAGCACAACCGGGCTAGATGGCCCGGTGGCGCTAATCCCGTTGTCATTCACCCCGTTTAAAGAGGTGAGCGACCGCGCTACAAAATAGCTATTCCAAACGCGCACAGTCTCAGACTGATCAGAGCTGATATTGCCTAGAGCCAGCCGGTTTGGATTAATGTGAATACGGTTGTAATAATCCTGCACATACTGCCCTGCCAGCCCGGCTGGCAACTGCCTGGATAAAGCAGCGGCCACTACTCGCACAGGCACCGCTCCAGATGGCGCGGCAACCAACCCTGCATGGGCTCTGGGCGCAAAAACAAAAGTCGCGTAACCCGATAAATCCGGGGATTGATATGGCGCACCATATCGCCCGAACGGACTTGGCGCGATGGCTGCAGTTAATGTAGCCATCCGTTATGGCCCATCATAGCGGACAGCGACACCGTAGGTGCCCGAGTGGGTCACCCCACCACCGGCATCCCTGACTGCAGCGTTTTTCTTGAGCACTGGGTAGACCTTCCATTTGTCCGCACCCAGCGTGATGACATCTTCCGGCTCCAGATTATCGATGCGGATATACCGGCAATGCTGAATATCCGCAATTGTGCTGTATAGATTTGACCCCCGGCAGACCTGCGGCCGAATCGGCACCAGAATGGCTTCATTATTGAGCTTGCTCGGGGTGTAATACAAAATCGCCATTGCGGCCGTATAGGCATCCGCGACAACAGACTGGTATCCCGCCCCAGGATTGTTCCCACCTCGGTTTCCACAAGCCGACCAGGTATTTCCATCTAGCCCGTGATGGGCCGAGAACGTGTAGCCCACCCCGGAATTGAAAGCACTAGCATCAAATGGAAGCGCGCAAACTGAGGCGTAGGTGCTCCCAGTTGCATAAATAGTCTGTGATCCGCGTTGGCCATCTGCATAGCCAGGAGTGTTCGCGGCAAACCAGTTTCCGGTAGTCGATCCAGGCGCCGGGGAACAGCCAAAACCCAGCCAGGAATACCGGTCCACAGATTCCCGCACAAACACCCAAACCTCATCCGGGCTGGTGTTAATATGGATAAAATAACTGGCCGGGAACTGTAAGATGGTCGGCCCAATCCCTGCAAGAGCCGCGCTGGCATCTTTTGAATCAATCATCGGGGGCGTAGAGGTTAATGCACCTGCAGCATCAACACCCAGCCCACCCAGCACATTAATGCGCCCATAGGTCGCATTCGCAACCAGCGTGACATGCACACCGTTTTTCGAGAAAGAGTTACCCAGCGCGGTATAGCCATTGGCGACTAAAGCGGCAGCAATCGCTGCCCGCAGATCCGCAATACTCGTTACAGTCCCGGAGATATAAGCCATCAGGAAAGCCTCATCGCAATGTAGTTGTTAAATCCAGTGCGGTAGGCATCCTGAATCACGACATAAACGACATCATTAATCGTGAGGGTGTTTTCCACCGCATTGTTGTATCCGGTGATGTGATATACCCCCTCCAGTTCACCCAGAGGGCCAACTGCGTCATCAATCAAAATAATAGGGTTTAATGAGTAACTACCGTTGAAATCCCGCTGGTTACTGCTGCTCGAAGCCATACAGTCCGCATTCCACGGCCAGGTAATGCTTTTACTGTTCGCCCCGGACGGCAACCGGGCATCGATTTGATTACGGTTACCGATCACCCCGGATCGGTGATCCTCGCTCTGATCGCTATAGCGCAGTGCTTTGAAAGCCCCATCCAGCATGCCGATATTGGCAACTGGGTAGGGATACTGACTAGGTGTGGCATAGGGTAAGAATTTACCCGCATAAGCAAACTCATATACCGGAGTTCCCACTTTCAAGCCCAGCGCAACCCGCTGTGGGCTGCAGAGAATCCAATACTGGATCGTCAGATTATGGGCACACACCCCATTGATCGTGGCCCCCGGCTGGTTTACAAACGCATTACTGGAGACGTAACCGGTGAAGGTCGCCACATCCATGTTGTAATAGTCAGAGGCCACCGAATGAAACGTGCGAAAACCAATATAAATTTCCTCAGTGCCGCTGTAGCCAACCCCTTTCAGAATCAACTCATGATTTTCTGAACTTGTGTTGTAGCGCAGCACCGACCAGCCATTCGCGGTGGCTAAATCGCGAATAACCGGCAATAGCGCCTGATGCGCCAGCAGCGCGCCACTTGTCACTGTTCCTGTAATTGCCGTCATTATCTGATCCCCATCGCGTTTTTGAATTTTCGTGGATTGCGGGTGACATGCACCAACAGGATTTCTTCTCCTTTTGGCCCTTGTAGAGCCTGATGGATCACGTCGTCATCCAGGATGGGCAACACCTTCTGGTTAAGAGTGACGTTACCAGCCCCCATAGTTTGAGAGGGTGTCGCCAGCTTATAGCTGGGGCTGGATACATTCACAACTGGCCCCGCAACCAAGCCCCCATCGGCATAGCCTGGTAATACCGCCATCCCATATTTATTAAACAGGCTCAGGAAATCCCTGGCGCCTGGCTGGCCAGTCACCTCGGACCGGGTGACAAATTCACCCCTGTGCACAATCCCAGCCGGGTCGTATTTGCCACCATGGCCTGTATAGCCGCCGACATCAAAAGACGCCGCCGCGACTGCGCCCACAGCGCTGGCGGCCTGACTGCCCCCACTGGATGCTGCACTCGCCACCGTAATCGCTTGGGCCAGAATCGCCGCGCCCGTCGCAAAAGACGTATCCATTGCCGCAACCAGGGTGGTTGACCCCATCACGAAAGAGGTATCAATCGCGGTCGCTACCGAAACACTACCGGTCGCCATCGCGGCGGTCATCGCGGTAGATTGCGCCGCCGCAGTGGCTGCACTCGCGCCAGCGCCAACAGCAGAAGCGCCAGCAGAGGCCATCTGCCCTGCTGCCGCCCCGGTTGCTGATACGCCATTTATGAGCTGGGTAACTTGAGCCATCGCTTGCTGGCCCAACTGGTTTGCTGACCAGCTCAGCATGGAATTCGCGATGGATTTCACGAATGTTTTTGCCGATTCGCCGAGGGTTTCAGTGCGATTAGCGATATTAGATAGCGCAGATGTGGCGGCGCTACCGAAAGAATCGGTAAACGATTTCCCGGCGGCGCTGATATCGGTATTGAGCTCACGGACCTGCAGACGCATTTCCGCGACCTGATTTTTGACCTGATCCTCAGGAATACCAGAGGACCGGGCCAAAGCTTCAAACTGCGGAATCATCGCCTCAATCTGGGCGGCAGTCTGCTGATGGATCGCGAGCAACCGCTCACGAGCCTCTGTCTCAGAAATGAGCCCTTGATTCAGATCGAGCTGGATTGATTTCTCTTGTAAAGAGCTACCACTGCCAACCGTGCTGATCTTGGTTTTTAAACCCTCAAGGCGCTCATTATTTTGCTGCATTCCCACATAGCTATTCACTTGGCCGAGCCGGGCAGCCGCAGTGGCATCCCCCCGCGCCGCACCTTTCTCCAGCTCTGCAATAACATCAGCCCATTCTTTGCGAATAGCCTGCGCCTTCGCCTCGATAGGGTCGGCCATTTTCTCGGCAAGGGCCTTGGCGGCTGCTTCCGACTTGACCATCGCTTCTTTAGTCAAAAAGGTTTCTGCTTCCGCCGTCACCGCCTGGTCATTATGCAGGCCCGCCTTATCGATCTCGTTGTAGACCTTTTGCCGACTGGTTTTCTCGCCAATCTGCTCGGTGCGGTCACTCAGCGTGCGCTGCATCTGGGCTGATTTCAAAGCTTGAGACGCCGCATCCGCATTCTTGGCCATTGTCAGTAAATCAGCCGCCTGGCCTTCCGTCAGCTTCTTGGCCGTGCGGTTAATATCCAGCCACGCGCGGATTGACGTCACCGCCTTGCCTTCACCAGAGGCAATCCCGGTCTGGACTTCCAACTGCTGGCGCTTCGATTCCTCTATCTGTTGCGTGAGCTCCAGCTGCTTGCTGGCATACGCATTGTCTACAGAATGGTTCTCTTTTTTCTTCGGCTCGGCATATTTCTTCTCGGCAGCAGCAACTGCCTGATTATATTTGTCTTGGGTAAGCATTCCCTTGGCGAGCTGATTATTTAATACCTCCCTTTCCTTCTTCAGCTGATCCGATTTGCTGATTTGTGAATCAATCAGCTTATCTGCTGACTCATTCGCTGCAGTCCGTGCTTTTTCGAACTTCGTAGAATCTGCCAAATCCTTAGCCGCTTTTTTTTGTGCGGCACTTTTATCATCAACTGCTTTTTTGTTTGCTTTTAATGCGGCAATTTCACGATCAATCGCAGCCACACTTTCAGATGCAGCTGCAATACTTTCAACAGCAGCCGCCTTCTGCCGAGAATTACTCTTATCGGACGCGATATACGCATTTACAGAAGATTTTTTTGATTCAAGATTTGCATTTGCCGCATTCCGTTTTGATTCAAGATCAGCAATTTGACTATTTAATGAATCAGTTTTCTTCTGTTCGTCAGTGCGGTTATCCGGTTTACTCATAAATCGGGCCAGTGATGCCGTATTACCAGTCGCGGCGCCAAACATATCGCCCATGCGCTTCACATCGCCACTCATCATGGCGTCCCAGGCATTAGATGCACTGGTCGTCAATGTCTGCCATGCGCCACCCAGCGACGTGACTTTAGATTGGACGGTACCTAATTTAGATTGGAGAGCATCCGCAAGTGCAAGCTGTGCTTCTTCTGTATTATTCTGGTCTTTTGCGTTCTTGATATATTTAAGCTGCTCATAGCTTAAAAAATTCATGGACTTATTAAGAGATTCAGCCCCTTTTGCTGGATCTTCAAAAGCATCCATAAACAGCTTGGAGCTATTTTTAAGACTGGTTCCAGTCTTATTAGAATAATCAATAATGATCGCCGTCATCTTTTCGATGACCTCAGAACCATATTGCCCTGACTGGACTAATTGGCTAACGACTTCCTGAGCATTAGAAATACTCACGTTATTGAGGTCCGCAATTTTTACGGACAAATCCTTCATGGTATCCGCAGTCATCCCGGCGCGATTGCCAGACAGCTCCAGTGCCAGACGTAACTTGTTCTGACTGGCTTCTGCGGAATCGACCGCAGCAGCAAATCCAGTGATGGCCGCTGCCGCAACACCAATTCCAACCCCCCAAGGTCCCAGGTAAGTTGTGACTGCAGATATTGCCGGGCCAACCCCGCCGAACATATCCTTCAGCTGCCCGCCCTGCTGAATCAGAATCAGGAACGGGTTTTGACCGCCAGCAAGCTGGGTTACCACATCAGTCATCTGCGCCGGGACCATGCGCAGGGCATTTGCTGTCTGTTTTACCGAGATTTCAGTGCTCTTGATTTGATGATCAAGAACACTGAAACCTGACGCCGAGCCGCCAGTGGTCTGGACCTGCTTCTGAAATGCCTTGAGCTGGTCATTAATCGACTGAATATTCGCGGCAGAGGCGCCTGGATCGACACTAATCCGGAAAACAATCTCTTTATCGGCCACTCTTCAAACTCCGGAGTAGATCATTGACCTCATCACCGCCAGCGAATCCCGCATTCGTTCCGGTAATAAGATCAGCCTGAGCCCAGTTTTCACGCCGCCGGGCCGCTTCGTAATACAGAACCAGTTGCTCCATGGTGTAGCGCGGCAACTCTGCCGCGCTATGCCCATGCGCGATCAGGCAGGCGAAGAGGTCTGCGAATCGGATATACTGCCCGCCTCCGGGTTTTGGGGTGGCAGTCTCCGGGCGAAAAAACCCACGTTAATCGCCCACCACAAAGCAACAACCCGGTCCGATTCATCAGCATCCAGACCCAGCAACCAATCCACGTTCTGGTCAACAGAGCGGGCCACCAACACCAATAATTCTGGCCGATCTTCAAAAATACGGATGACATCAGTCACCTCACCCCGCTGGCCACCGGCAACACATTGCGCCAGCACAGCCGTGAAATCACGGATATACGCCACGAGATCAATAGAATCCTTCAGCGAGTATTTGCGCACCGTATAATCCTGATCGCCGATCCTGATTGAGCGATCAGGGAACAGGACCGCCAGGTCCTGTGCCGCTGATTCTTGCTTGGGTTTCTCGACTTTTTTAGCCATTTAGACCGCCTGCTTACGCATAATCCGGCCATAACCACCCAGATTCGGGTCAGCCTGATTTGTGGTATCGGCAATAGCCGTAAATTCCAACTCCAGCTTGCCGAATCCTTCGCTGATCGCATCCAGAGACTTGAACGGCTTGAATTTCACGCGGTACAGATCAATGATCACCGGGCTGTTGTTATCAACTGTGTTGATGCCATCCAGCATCAAATAACGTTCCGGTGCAGAGGTGCCGAACAGGGCGAAGCTCTCGCGTTTGGCATAGCTGTAGCTCGCCAGAATCGGCAGTTTGAGACCGGTTACACTAATGATCTCGATCAAACCACCCGCCGCAGAAATCACGTTGTAATGCTTTCCGGCTTCCAGCGTGACCGGGCTGGCCGTGGAATCGGTCAACACAATAGCTGACGCAAACGGGTTATCCAGCCGCACCATATCCCCCACCACCAGATCACTCGGGAATGATTCCCCAGACACAGTGCCCGTGGCGGCGACAACTTGCTTGGCATACAGGCCCATAGACAACGCCTCGACGGTGGCATCATTCAACGTGAGCGTACCGGTGCATTCTTGAGATTTTGTCATCTCGTCATAGGTGCCCCGAGAGCCATCACGGGAATTGGTCATTTTTTCCGTATCGACAGACATATCCAGCTTCAAGCTGGAATTCCCCATGTCCACCGGAGTTTTCATCTTCCCATTTACATTCATGCCCAAATAATTAATGCCTTGGTATGAAAATGTTTGTTTTTTCATGGCGGTAACCCTTCATATTTCCAGCAAAGCTGGGTTGTGTTTAATAAATCCGCTTATCAGCGCGAGGCGCCACATAGTTCGCCGTGAATGCCAACGGGATGCAGACCATTCCCGGACCAATTCCCTCTTGCTCTGGGTCTGGCGGCGCGGAATCGTCAAGCATCACCCCTTTGATCGGTGTGCCCAGTAAACTCGCGTGGATTTCTCCATCGAGCTCATCAGCAGCGGCCCACGCCTGATCCATCGCCTGGTCCAGATTGGCGCCAACCTCAGCGGCCGTGAGCACCCACACGATAAAGCGGCACTCACGCTCTACGGACCGGTTCCTGAAATCAACAGGAAAATCCATGCGCCGGTCTACGAGCACAATTGGGCAATCGTCCGGGGTGACCGTATATAGTGGTCGGCGGCTTACGTGGATGTTGTTTAAACCACCCAGCCGGGCGATCACACTACTGATGATGGATTCCGCCCAGGTCATGATTTGCGCACCAAAGAGGCCGAGCACCACCCCTGCTCACACCGGGGCTTGCTGGAAACTAAATATTCACCAGATGCCCAAGGCTGGCTCACCCCACCATCCACTGTGATCTGGCTATTCAATGCCAGATGTAGATCACCCAAAACCCACTCCAATTGATATTCAGCGCCCTGCGCAATACCGTTGAAAGCAGTGGATTCCTCCATGCTTAACAGCATATCTGCGCTTTCCGCGCCCAGCGTGACCTTGACGGTCAAACCAGCAGCGCGGAATGCAGGCATAAAAACAGAGTCGCTGAACATGATTAGGCCTAGGCGTTGAGCTTGACTTCAACTACAACTTCGCCTGCGGCAGCGGCTGAAAACGCATACCCAACAGACACATGCCCATCTGCAGTTGCAGTGGCCACCTTATTGGTGGCATCCCAATACAGCGCAGCGCCTTGTGCAAACACACCAGCAGAGGCCTTGGGCAACAACCACACACCAGTAACACCTGCGGTCCCTGCTTTACCAGGGGCAATATCCACAAGCGCCACTGCGCAGCGATTACCTACGACCACCACATCCCCGCTATCGATCGTTGTAGATCCGGTATTCACCAGATCCATCACGTCACCGGGTTGTTTGAAATTATTCGCCATGGTTTTCTCCATACTGCGGGCTATTTCTAGCCCGCTTTGATTGATCAGCTTATGCTGCGCCCTTGTCCGTCACTGCACCGCGATGATCCGTAGCACCTACACCGAAATCCAGACGGGCCTTGAAGCTAACGCCATCATTCTTGAATGCTTCATGCACATCCAGGAAGGGCATGTCGTTGCCGTCCAGGAAGACAACCTCAATCACCGGTGCAGTTTGTGGGTCGGCGAACAGGTATCGGCGAGTGCCGGTCAGGCGGGCAGAATCCACAATATCGCTGACCAAGCCTCTTACCTTGTTTGGCCGCTGCAGTTTATTGGCAGTGTCCGGGTCATATTCGGCACCGATAATCACGCGAGCCGCCCCGCCCATGCCTTTTGCGACCAGCAATACCGCTGGCGACAAATCGAGGAAATCATGCTCGCCAATGTCTTTCTGCATCCCCATCAGCACCCGCTCGGCATCCAGCGCATCAACCGACAGCGCGGCCCCAGATCCGATATTGTGGTGATCCGCGTGGAAAAGGGTCTTCCCATCTTTCATGACAGGCCCAAGGCCCCCGTTCATCGCTAACAGCGCGTAAACATCCGCCTCCACAGTGCGCTTGGCCGAACGCCCCAACATATTGGCAATACCGACAAACGCTTGCAGATCATCATCAACAATAATCTTCCGGCTGATCGTGATAATGTTTCCTTTGGTATCTGCGGAGATACTGGCTTTCTCGCCGTCCGGGATTATTTTCGTCGTGAACTCGCCCGCTTCGTTAAGCGGGTCCAGATTACCCAAGCTCCCTACCCGATACCGGGGATGGTCCCGAAAATCTGTGACGGACCCGCGTTTGCAAAAACGGGTCCAGGTGTCGGCCTGCACGGCATAACCTTCTTGTAGTGACTTGTGCAGCACGTTTTCCAATAAGATTGGAAAATCGCTGCCGGTCTGCGTAAAGGCCGCGCCGACTACTTGCATTTTGTCCATCGCTCGGATATTCACCCCACCCGCTTCGAGGGACGCTTTGCACATATCCAACATGGTGTATGCCATGAATGGGTTGCGCTCCGCCCGGACCTTGTTTTTGACTTCCTGGGTGGCCACGCCCGCACGAACCAAAATAGAGTCAGCGGCATCAGCTAGTCGCTTATCCCGGCCAGTATCTTCAACAGTGACCACGCCCCCAGCAGCGGGCTCAGTTCCTTGGCCTAAATGTGCCAAAATCTGGAGGTTCGCAGCGGCAGCGGACACCGACACATCGTTCTGCAACTTCGCCACCAGCTCAGGCATGCCAGCATGGGCCAGGAACGGCTGCCCAGAGGCTGCAATTTCAGTGCGGCGCACTTGATCATCTGCAAGCGCTTGTGCGCGGATCTGATCCGTATTATTTGCTGCTGCTGGGGTCCCTGCAGCCGCCTGGTTGTTTTGTCCCGGCATGGAATTCTCCTTTGTGGTTTCGTTTGCGGCGGCTGCCGCAGGTAGTAAATGAAAACGTGCTTCAGCCATCACCCGCAGAGCGGCATGTGCCGCAACAGGTTTGGCCTCTACAATTGAATCAATCCAGCCCTCGGCGAGGGCCTCTGCAGCAGTAAAAAAGTGATCCTGGCCATCCATTAACAGCGCCAAGCAATCTTCGACCGGCTTACCGGTTTTGGCGGCATAACTGGTCGCCATCCCTTGAGCCCAAACGTCAAGGTAATCTGCAGAATCTCGCAATTCTTTGGAATTGCCGCTGGAATTCATCCATGGGGCATGGATCATCAGTAACGCATTTGCGGCCATCTGCAACTCATCCCCCGCCATCGCAATCAACGATGCAATGGACATAGCCATCCCATCAATCGTGACTACGATACGAGCTCCAGTCCGCTTAAGGGCGTTATAGATCGCCAGCCCATCTGGAACAGATCCGCCGAGGCTATTAATTCGCGTATCAATTTTATCCACAGAGCCAATAGCCTGTAGATCCCTAACAAACTGCGCGGCGGTAATCGATTCACTAGACCAGCTATCGCCAATGTCCCCATAAATCATCAGCTCATATTCATTGGATGTTTGCTCACCGCCAGCAGCTGCAACTGGCCCGGTTTTTTTGTTCAGCACATACCAAGGTTTCATACACCCCCCGTTTTTTGTTTTCCGGTGCCCAAATCCAACCCGAGGTCGGTGGCCCGCTTAAGAAAATCAGATTCCTGATGGATCACGTCATCAGGGCTATCCCCGCGCTTGCGAATTTCTGCCGGATGCGACGACAAGCCACCCTCAATCGCCGCTACCGCGCCTTTCACTTCCTTGAGCGGATCAATCCACGGCATCTGCTGCGCAATAAACAAGCAATCGTCCTGCGTGTTTACTTTGACGTCTTTCGGCATCGGGACCACACCGGACAGGTGCGCCACCATAACAAACCGCTCCCAGACGGGCTGCACAATGTCCCCGACAAAATCATCACAAAGGACGGCATAGTTCACCCACTGCTCGACCAGTTCCTGGCGCTGCGCAGAATAGGTGCCGTTGTAATCTCTGGAAATGCTGGAATAGCTGGCACCCAGCCCAGCAGCGACAGCGCGTAGCTGCCCCTGCCGGAAAGTAACCAGATTGGGATTAGGCCGATTAGAATCGATCATGCCGATCTCTTCCCCGACCGTCAGGCTGTCTATAATCGTCCCCGCCTGGAGATTTAACTGTCGGGGGGCATTATTCTGATCCGGGTCAATCGGGTATTGGCTTGCCTCCCCTTTTTTGATATAAGCCGTCAACATGGCAGCAATTTTTGCGGCAACCCGTTCGGACTCTTCGTAGTCCTTGATGTCCTCAATGCGAGTGATTACACTCGCGAATTGAGATACACCGCGCAACTGATGAATTCGGTCAATATTAAACAGGTGCAGCATCCGCTCTGCAGGGATGCGCTTGACTAGATTCGGGGTGGCGCTGTACATGTATTCGTCGGGCTGGACTTTATAAACCCAAAACCCTTTGATCTCGCCCCAAGTATTGCGCTCGATCCCCTGGCGCACAGTGCCACCTTCCGGCAAATTCTGGTTGTAATCCATCGGCACCATATCGGCTTCGAGCATCTCGATGCTATACGGCACCAGAGTGCCATGATTCAGTGTTGGCACAGGCCCGATGACTTCCTGGGCAAAGACTTCACCATCCGCAATCCAGCGCCGCGCCATCAGGCGCTGGGCTCTTGACCACTGGAACCGCTTTGTCACTTCCGGGCATTTTTCCCAGTCGTTAAACGCTTCCCGCAGCGCGGCGGCATATTCGGTATGGATTGATCCATCCAGCCGCCGGGGTTGGGGCTCAATCCCAATCCCTTTAGGACCCACCACGTTATTGACAAGCGTGCCCAGCGCGCCACGCGATATATCGTGGTTACGCTCCAGATAGCGGGCCTGTGCCCGCAGGGTTGGCCCGGACTTCCTGACCAGATCATTGATGCTGTTGACTTCGCGGTGCAGCTTGCGCAGGCGCGAGCGCTCTGCTCCCTCATACATCGCCAGTAGATGGCGGCTCTGCGCCCGTTTGAGCGCCAAGCCAGGGGCGACCACAGCAAGGACGCGCTCAACGGCGTTCATGTGGCTCCCCTGAAAGATTAGCGAGAGAAAATTGGGCACCGCCCAAAGTAGGCACACCACGCCGCCGCGCATTTTCAGCGGCGACCCGCGCTTCCCATTCTTGACGCCCCGCGATCACGGCGGGCAAGTCTTGATTGGTGAGGCGCCGATCTCGGAAAAAAAACTCCTTCCCGGCGAGAAGGGCTTTTTCTGCATCAAGATAGGCTGTGAGC